CGCCTTCTGTACCGCGGCCACGATCACGTCGTGGCGATCATCGAGCGCCGCATATAGGAAGCGGCCTTCCTTGATGAACGGCCGGACGATCGAGCGCTTACGCCCGACGCGCCCGCCGAAGTCCAGGAACGGCATGTACGGGGCACGCTTGCCGCCCTCGGACACGCGGACCGTCGTGCGGGTCGACTGCGCCCGGATCGAGCCGGCCGCCTTGCCCGACTTACGGGGGACACGCGGCTTGGCGTAGTCGACCACGATCTGAGCGGCATCGTTGAATCCGACCCGCAGGGTCTTGGGTAGGTCAGCGTCCAGCTTCTTGAGGTTGCGGACGAACTCGTTAAGGCCGTCGATCTTGATCGTCTCAGCCACCGCCGCCACCTCCCGCTAGCTGCTCACGTTGCGCCTTGCGCGCGTAGTAGATGCCCCACCGGCAGAACTCGTCCGCGCTCATCTCCTCGCGTAGCCGGTCGATCGTCATGCCCAGCTCTGCGGCCAGGATGTGCTCAAGCTCAAGCGTCGGATCTTGGTCCAGCGCTTTTGTAGGCGTCCTTCCCACTGGACTCCAGGAGTCCAGACAGCTCGCCTATCGCGGTAGAGATCTTGTCGAACTCGCCGGCTGGCGCCGCGGCCATCCATTCGATGACGTCGGCCCGGCTCATGATCGGTTCGACCATGGCGCGGGAGATGATGACCGCCTCACGCTCGATGCCCTCAAGCGAGGGGATGTCCGTCGTCTCGCCGCGGGACAGCGCCCGGACACGGATTTCGCCGACGCCGTCGAGCTCGATAGTGCGTTCCGGTAGGCGCGCCTTGAATAGCGCATCGCGATCGATCACGGCTGGGCCGCGCTGTTCGTCACGCCCGAGATTGTGAACTCGGCCGCCCACTGCACCATGTCGGCGACGGGGTTGGTCTCGACGTAGGACTTGACGACGACCGTGGCCAGGTCCTGCGGCTTGCCCGATCCGGCGCCTTCAGGCTGGCGGGTCACTGTCGTGGTAGCCATGACCAACGGTTCGATGATCTTGCGTGGTCCGGCCACGGTCGTGTCGTAGGTGCCGCTCACGGTCACCTTGTCATCGTGTAGGCCGCCCTGGTAGCCGTGCCCGGCCGCGCCGTAGCCGGTGACGTCGTGAACGTCGCCGCCGCTGGTCCACTCGGACGTCTTGCAGTACGGCGAGATATCGGCGGCGCCGACCTTGAACACGGTCAGTCGACCGTGACTGAATGCCATAGCGCGCCTCCTAGATCAGCGGTGTGAGCTTGTAGGTAACGGACGTGATGAAGGAGTGCGTTATGACCACCTGGCCGGCGTTGGCCGGATCACCCTGCGCAGGCGAGATCACGAAGGTGCGGTTGGTCGCGTTGGCGACAGTCGCCGCATACGTGTTGCCCGTCAGCGGCGAGCCGGCCGGCGTCGCTCCGAAGTCTTGGATAGTGATTGAGTCCGACGACCCGCCACCGTTGAGGATCTCCAGGTATGCGCCGCGAGCGCCGAGCAGCGCCGCGGGGATGACGTCGGATGCCGCCACCGCTGCGCCCGGGTTGAGCGTGCCGGTGCGGGTCGGCACCGTGGCTACGAGCGTGCCCATGATCTAATCTCCTGATCCCACGATGTCGAGTGTGAATATGGCGGCCGGGTAGTCGACGCCGTTGTACGTCCACACGTCGAACTGGACATCGGTCACGGTGACGAAGTCGAACGCCGTAAAGGCGCCCGACTCAAGCACGGCCTTAACCGACGATGGGCCGGACCGCACGCAGTAGGCCGCCAGCGTGTCCCGGGCGACCCGCGGCACCGTGCCCGATACGAGGACCACCACAGGCAGTTCTAGCCGGTCTCCGCCGCCCTGATAGTTCATGTCGAAGTCGATGCGCGTAGGCAACGCGACGACCGCGGCCGGCGCGTTGATCTGCCCGTCCGGGAACGCGGCGACGCGCAGGATCGGGATGATGTCCAGCCGCAGGGCTATCTGATCCATGACCGCGGAGAGGTTCATGCCGCACCCCATCGGCGGATGTAGTCAGTCAGCATGACATCTACGTCGGGATCAACCTTGGCCAGTAGCCGGATCTCGCTACCGTCGTTGGGCGAGCCTGCTACACCGAATAGCGAGCGCTTACGCGCATCGAAGCGGCCGGCCTGTAGCTTGCACGCGGCGAGGATCGTTGTCGGTACCGCGAGCCACCCCCACGCCGCCGTGATGTCGACCTGCGTCATGGTGTCGGTCGGCCGCGCCTCGGCCAGCGGTGTGAGCACGAGCCGCTCATACGGCCGGCCGTTGACTAGCGCGTTCCACGGTTCGAGCTTGAATCCGGGCGCCGAGATCGTGACGCCGCCGATGGACACGACAAGCCCAGCGATCGTACCGAGATCATCGATCGACACTTCCCACGACCAAGTGGGCCGGTGCCGGTTGAACGTCGCCGCGTACGAGCGTGCCTCCGGAGCGGCGACGCTCCCGAACTGGCGGTTACACGCCCGGTCGATGGCACGCGAGGCCGCGGTAATGACAGGCGCTATCTCGATATCATCGGTGGTATCCGTGATGCCTAGATATGCCTTGACCTGCGCCGTTGTGGCGTAGTCAGGTCGCCATGTCATTACCGCGGTTCCTCCTTACTTCTTGGCCGCGGCCTTGGCGGAGGCCGCGCGAATGTCGCGGTCCTCCTCGCCGGCCCGCTGCGCGATCTCTTCGAGTAGCGCCTGATACTCGGCCGCCATCTCTAGCCGGCGCGCCTCCAGTTCGGCGATCGTGCGCTTTGCCGCCATGCGCGTGCCCTCCTACCTGCGGTTACGTGAAAGTCGTGCGGGATCCCGAGCGAGTTTTACGCCGCGTTGCTCTTGGCGACCGCGTACGCCTTGCGGTTCTGCACGTTGCCGTCCGCCCGCTGCCATGCGGTGAACTCCACCTGGCCGGACGCGGCCGATGAGTACGGGTTGACGATGACCACCACGTCAGTAACGCGCCGGATCACGTACGCCTCACGCATGTTTCCCAGCACCGCCCACACGCCCGAGAGTGTCGTGTTTGGCGTGAAGCCCTGGTCGATGACGACGGGGTAGCCGAGCAGGTTACGCGCCGGGCGGCCGTCGACACCGATGCCCATATCCTGCCCGTTGATCAGGGGGCGGCCGGTCGTGTCGACCACCTTGCGCAGGTTCTGCCACGACGTCTTGTTCAGGTACCATTTCGCGTCCTGCTCGTACGCCGGGTCGAGCGCGGTCTCCACGTCCACGATCTGCGGGTAGGTGAACACGTTGCCCGCGGCCAGCGTCGCATCAGCGGTCAGGCCGACACGGGCGACACCGAACGGCAGCGTCGTGCCGGCGCCCGACACCCAGTCCTGTGCCTGCTTGCGGGCGATCCGCTCGCCCAGCTTGCGGGAGATCAGGCCGGCCACATCGAACGCCGCGTCCTGGAGTAGTTCGACGGACACCTTGAGCGGCAGGTTGGACGCGCCCGAGCTTGTGTAGCGGAACGCACCGAGCACGATTTGCCCGAACACCATGTCCGCGCCGCCCGACACGGCCGCACCCTCGGCCGTGATCTGGCCTTGGTTCGCGGTGTCATCGAGTGACGGGTAGGTCAACGACGCGCCGTTGTCGGTCGAGAAGGTGTCCGCGTCAGCGGCGACGCCGCCGAACGCCTTTTGCACCTCTACGAGCTTCTCGCGGAAGCCGGGCGGGACCATGAAGCCACCGGCCGTGTTCGGGCTGTCGGCCTGGCCGACGTTCGAGTACGTGCCCTCGGACACGCGCAGGCCGGCAATGTCCGCGTTCGGACGGCCGGTGCGCAGATAGTTCTCGAACGCACGTTCGAGACCGTTGTCGATCTTTGGCGGGGCCACGGGCACGTTCAGGCCGGGGGCGGGCGAGTTGTACGCGGCATTGCGCGCCCGGACCTGCTCGGTTGCCCGCGCCTGCGCGAGATCCCCTTCGAGGTTCTCGTACTCCGTGACCTCAGCCGCAGTCAGGTTGCGGCCCTTCGAGCCGTCGAGTATCGCCTGAAGCCGGGCGAGGATCTGTTCTACCGTCATGTCACCCTCTCAGGGTTACCCGAGCGCGCGCCCGGATTAGTTGGGTCGCCCGATCCTCGGCGGGTGCCGGGTCGGGTGCAGGTGGCGCGTTGTCATTCAGCACCGAGTCAGCGAGGCCGGCGGCCACCGCCTCCGCGGACGTGTACCAGGTTTCATCGAGCATCGCCGCGCGCCATGCGGCCGGGGTGCCGCCCGCCCGGTCCGCGTAGACACCCGCGATCGTGTCGGATAGTTGACCGACGATCGCAGCGGCCTTGAGCATGTCGGCCTGATTGCCCCACACGAGCCCTTGGGCGTCGTGAATCATCATCGTGGCGGGCTTCTCGATACCGATCGTGTCGCCGGCCATGGCGATGAACGATGCCGCGCTGGCCGCGATCCCGTCGACTAGGACATTGACCGTGGCGGGGTGATTCACCAGCGCCGCATGGATGGCGACGCCGTCGAACACGTCCCCGCCGGGCGAGTTGATATGCATATCGATCGACTTAGTGGTGACCGTGCCGAGCGCGGCGACGAAATCAGACGCCGTGACGCCCCATTCGCCGATCATGTCGTACAGGTAGACCGGCGTCGCCTCGGCCACGGCGTTACCGACGCGCAATCCGCGGTCGCGTGGGTTGGTTGCGTTCATCCATAGGTCACGAGCGCGAGCACTTACGCGCGGCGCCTCGGTACGCATCGTGAAGGGCAGCGCGACAGTCTTACTCATGCGGGCACGGCCTCCGGTGCTGGCTCGTCGGCTGGCGCTAGCTCGGGATCCGCCTCAGGTGCCGGATCTTCGAGCGTGTCTCCGCCGTCGATGGGTGGGAGGTTGCGGATAGCGCGCGCCTCATTCACGGTCAGGATCGGCTTGCCGCCCGTCTGGAGCATCAGCAGGTTTATTTCATCCTCTGGCGTCGGTCGCTCAAGCCCTGCGAAGTCGAACTCAACCCAGCGGGTCGACGGGAGCAGGCGCGACAGTGCCTCATCGATGCGGACGCACCACGGGTTGAGCGTGAAGCGGGATAGCCCGTTGTTCTGCTCCTCCACGCCCGTACCCCACGACGTTTGTTTGTCGGTCTGCATCAGCAGGTGGGGCGGCACCCCGAACCATCGGGCGATCTCTTCGATTTGGAACGCGCGCGACTCAAGGAACTGCGCGTCCTTGGCCGACATCTGCCACGGCAGGAACTTGAGTTTGCGGTTGACCATCGGGACGCCGCCCGCGTTCTCGTAGCCGGCCGCGTTGGCGTCTAGGCCGAGCTTGATGACCTTGGCCTCATCCTCTGGCATGTCCTCATCGGGTACGACCATGCCGCCGATGAGAAACCCGTTGTTGTACATCTTGGCCGCGGCCCGGTCGCCGGCAATCGCCGTACCGATGCCGTTGCGGGCGGCGCCGATGCACGACATGCCGTAGATGCCGTCGAGTGACAGGCCCATGATGTGCGTCAGGTCCATCGAGTCGAGCCGCAGGCGCGTGCCGTCGATGAGCGAGAGGTTGAACCACTTACCGCCCAGCGGCCAGTAGTCGTCGCCGAAGCGGGGTTGCTCGATGGACACGCACAGCGGGTGGATCGGTTCTAGCGCGATGAGCTGGCCGGCGCCGCCGTAGATGTGCCGTAGGTAGGCGTTGCCGTGCAGCATCAGGTGGGCGACGACGGTCTCTTTCCATGACATCGGTGTCGGCCCGAGCGCACCGCCCGGGCTGTCGAACATCGATGAGATACGCCGGCGCCGTCCGTGCTCGTCATCCGTCAGCGTGCGCAGCGGCAGCGTCCCGATCGTGCCCGCCACGAGCGCGACCGCCCGGTACACCGCCGAGAGTGACAGCGCGGTCTGCTCGGTGACCGTGACGCCGGAGTAGTTCGGCGCGCCGATCTGAAACACGGTCGCGAGCGCCGGGTCGGCCACCGAGTACGAGACGTTCGACAGGCCTAGCCACTGTCGGACGCGCGTACGAATGGTCACGCGCTCAAGATACATGCCATAGGGCAATATTTGCTGCACGGCACGTATCATCCGGGCGTGGCCATGTTGACGCCGAAGCTGCGCGCAGCGCTGCGCAAGGTGGCGCTGTCCGACGCCGACCAAGCAGCCGCGGCGTTGGCCGTCCACTACGCGGAGGCCATCGACACGGGCGACGATCTAGTCAAGCTCGGTCCGCCGCTACTACAGGCGCTCGAAGCGCTGGGGATGACGCCGCGGGCACGACGCTCGCTCGTGAAGGGGGCGAGCCATGGCGGACCCGCTAGCCCGCTCGATGAGCTACGGCGACGCAAGCGGGAACGCGCCGCGGGGTAGCGTCACGCCGCGGCTTTGGACGCCGCCACTCGTGGAGCTCACGCCGGCCACGTCGTACGGGTATGACCTGATCGACTTTGCGCGTGATGTCCTCGGCATCGAGCTAGACCCGTGGGAGCGCTGGCTAGCGACTCACATGTGCGAGCTACTGCCCGACATGCGCCCACGCTTCCGCATCGTGCTCGCGCTGGTCGCCCGGCAGAACGGCAAGAGCACGCTCGCGCGGTGCCTGATCCTCTATTGGATGTTCGTTGATCTCATCGATATGGACATCGGAGATAAGCCGTTCGTCGTCGCCACGTCGACCGACCGGAGCTATGCGAAGAAATTTTGGTCAGCTACTGACGAGATGATTCGCCGGACGCCGCTCCTACTGCCGGAGGCCGGCAAGACGCGCTTGACGATTGGCGAGGAGGCCATCGTCACGAGCGGCGGGGTTGAGTACGGATTCGCCGCGAACAATGGCAGCGCCGGACGTAGCCGGACCGTGCACCGAGCGCTCATCGATGAAGTACGCGAACACAAGTCGCTCGATGCGTGGGGAGCGATCAAGGGTGCGATGAACGCCGTACCGTACGGCCAGGTCGTGTGCATCTCCAATCAGGGCGAGGACGATGCGATTCTGCTGGACACGCTGCGCGAGCCTGCACTGTCCTACATCGAGACTGGCGAGGGCGACCCGCGGCTAGGCCTGTTCGAATGGTCAGCACCAGACGGGGCCGAGCCCACCGACGTGGCCGCGCTCGCGCAGGCTAACCCGAACCTCGGTAACCGCGTTGATCTTGAGTCACTGTTAGGCGACGCCGGCCGGGCGATGCGCGCAGGAGGTTCCGAACTGGCGATCTTCCGCACCGAGGTGATGTGCCAGCGTGTCGCCCGGCTAGATCCGGCTATCGATCCGGGGGCGTGGGAAGCGGCCGGAACGTCGACACTGCCCGACCTGGCCGAGCACCGCCTACGGGTGGCGCTGTGCCTTGACGTGTCGATCGATGAGACTCACGCGACCCTGATGGCAGCCGCGGTCATCGACGGGGTGACCTACGTCGACGTGGTAGCCGCGTGGGACAGCATCAGCGAAGTGCGTAAGGCGATACGCCTTACGGTGGCGCGGGTGCGACCGGCCCGCTTCGGGTGGCTGCCCCACGGACCGGCCGCAGCGCTCGTGGCCGACCTCGCCGCGGACCGTCGCGCGAGCTGGCCACCTCGCGGCATGGAGCTTACCCCGATCACCGCGGACACCGCCGCGGTGTGCATGGCCCTGCCAGGGCTAGTCACCGCTGGGGCGGTACGCCACGCCCGTGATCCGATGACCGACGCGCAGGTAGATCGGGCTGCGCGTATCAGGCGCGGGGATACCTGGGTGTACGGGCGGCGCGGGGTGGGTCCGGTGGACGCGGTGTACGCGCTGGCCGGCGCCGTCCACCTGGCCCGGACGATGCCGGCGCCGCGGCCGCCGCTCGTGCTGCTGTAGGGCCGGCCGCCGCCACCTGGCTGGCGCGCCGGATGTTCGGTACCGGTTGAACAGGGCCGGCGTCAGTCCGAACTGACTACGGGATCAGGGGTTAGCCTCGCCCGAACACCCGTAACAGGGCCAACCTAGCACCCTCCACCCGAGCGGCGACACTATTTCCGACTTATCGGGGACGCCTGGCGAAAGTGGCAGAAGATCGGCGGGAATCCGCCAGAGAATCGGAAAATTGCCGCAAAAAAAATGGACAGATCAGC